ATACTCGACTGTACGCGACGGAAGACATCATCTTCCGCACATCGAATACCGATCCGGCTTTCAGCATCAAGAAGGATGGAGGGGTACACGTAGCCTCTCTCAAGTCCGGTGTAGATCAGGCGGCGGCCGGAGCCGCAGCGGGCGAACTCTGGTTTGACACGAACGATGGAAATGCCGTGAAGATGGGCGTCTAGGGTGCTGAAGTAGGCTCGGACGTCTGGTCTTGACGTTGAGGGCTCGATCACGTGGCGTGAGATCAGCTAGGGCTCTGGCGAGGTCGTAGAGAATGAATGCGCAGATTCACATTGATGTCCAGACGAGCACTCATGAGAGAGTGCCTGCCATGCTGCGGATGACCTTGAAGGTGCGGGCGGGTTCGCCGGAAGAGAGGGAACTGCTTGACGCGTTTGCCGCAGCGTCGCAGTATTCAGTGAGTCAGGCAGAGATCGGCAAAGACGGGGTGCTCGCTGTGAGCGCGCTCCAGCCGCTCCTCTGCCGAACGCAGACGCTCAAGCGATAGGGGAGGTGTGTAGTGAAGAGGGTCAAGCTGACGGAGGCGCAGCGGAAGTTCGCGCCGTTCGCCCGGGCGGGCTAGATTTTCGACTGGCTTCATCTTGACGACGGTGCTAGAATAGTTGCCCCAAGCGGGGGAGAGGGAGGTACGTTATGAGACGCTGGTTTATCTACACGGGGGCCGCCGTGGTCCTGCTGCTGTTCCTGACGGCGCAGGAGAACGGCTGCACGGGCGAGGAGGAGGCGACCGAGGCGCCGCCCGCAGCGCAGGAGGAGGGTGACGCTGAGGCGCCACCGGCTGACGGCGAGCCGACCGAGGCGCCGGCCCAGGACGATCTAAACCTGACGCTGGGACAGACGGCGAACGTGGGCGATGCCGAGGTGACGGCGCACAGCTTCCGCCTCGACACGGGCGGCGAGTTCCTGGCGCCGGACCCGGGCAACGTATGGATCGTCATCGATGCGACCGTGGTGAACACGGGCGGGGACGAATACAACCTGTCGTCGCTGCTTCAGATGGCGATACGCGACCCGGAGGCGCGTGAGCACGATATAGCGTTCGGCCCCGACCTGAGCGGCCACCTGGACGGCACTATCCTGGCGGGGGACAGGCTGCGGGGAGAGGTGGCCTTCGAGGTGCCGGCCGGGATGACGGGGCTGCAGTTCGTGTTCAAGCAGGTACTCGGACCCGAACAGGCGCGGTGGAGCCTGGAGTAGTGGGCGACCGGCTAGGCGCTGGGCAGACGCGGCCTGCCGAACCTGTCCCACAGCCCCCATAGGATGCTCGCCGCCAGCACCACGATGGCGGCGAAGTCCGCCACGTCCTCAGCGGTGAGCAGATCGGTCTTGCGGGCGATCAGCACGAGCACCTCCATGAGGGCGGCGCCGATGACGCCGCGGGAGATGGAGTCGGTGATCGGCGTATCGCTGGAGCCTGTCACTTTCCTGAACATACCGTTCCTCCTTGCCTGTTATCCAGATGAACACGGCGAACATCGCTAGCATTGCCACCAGCGCGAACAGGCCGATGGCGGTCAGCACGATTAGTTGGAATGTCCCATCACTTCGTCACCTTGAGCTTCCTGTCCTCCTCCTGCGCGATGGCCCGCATCCGTGCCTCACTAGGGCCTTGACTGCGTGCTGCATCCCGTAGGCTGTCCACCCTCTTCTGGAGGCTTTGTATCGCCTCCCATACCTGCTTCTCCACGACCCGGAAATCCTTCTCGGCCAAGATTAGCCTTTGAAGTTGTGCCTGTTGCTCTGGCGTCATTGCCATATCGCCCTCCTGTAGCGCCGCGGCCCGCAGGCCCGGCACCCACTGTTGCCAGAGATCGCCCGGGCAACTGGTACGTGTGAAGTCGCGGTGGCCCTTGACGGGCCGCTCACTGTCTGCTAGGTAGGTCTCGTCAGCATCGCCAATGAGATCCGCGAGTCCGTCCTGGATGCCACGAGGCGGGATAACGTGACCCCCGAACATCCCCGCGAAGGAGAGCGTGCTGTCGTTGCGCCCCTTCACCGCCGCGCCCCATCGGTTGTAGTCGGCCGTGTAGTACGATCGGCCACTCTCGAAGGCGAGCCCGTTGTAGCCGATGCCCCCGTAGCCGATGCCCAGGTGATAGATGTGAATCATCCGGGCCTGGTTGATCTCATCTTGCTCCGTAGCGCCTTCAGCAGGGAAGAAATACTCCTTGCCCATATAGTGAATGGCGATGGCGGTCACATCGTCCGGCCCGCCGGGGCGTACTCTACGCCAATCACTCTTGGCTACAGCGGTCAGTGGCAGGAGATGCCGGATGTCCCGCACGGTCACGCCGACTGCTCCCTCGTCTGCCGCCTGAGCTCGCGGTCCACGGCCTCGGCGGTCTCGGGGCCGTCCTGGGGGTCCGCCTCTGCAAGCGTTCTCTCGGCCGTCTCCGCTAGGCTGGCCGCGGTCCGCAGCGACAGCGCGATCCAGGCGAGCCACAGGCGCATCAGCAGCATCACGTCACCCCCATCGTCTCGGTCCAGTGCAGCAGGATAATGCCGCAGATGACGCCCCACCAGAAGATCGCGCACATGGCTAGAACTTCGACTTGGCCACCAGGAAATCCGTCTCCTCGGCCGCCTGGCCCGTGCCGGTGGACTCCCAGTGGTAGTGCCAGATGCCATAGGCGGCCACGCTGATATCGATGTGGTAGTTGCCCGTCGAGTCCTTCACTACCTCGGCGTCGGTGCCGTACACCTTCGTCGTCTCCGTCCCGTCCGGCGCCATATATTTGACCGTCACAGTATCCGGATCGAGCGCCGAGCCGCCGCTGTCGGTGAAGGCGGCCGTCGCCCGCACCAGATCGCCCTCGTCGTAGCTACCAGCCATCACAGCACCTCATCGCTTATCACAAGGTTGGTCACGGCGGCGTCGCTCAGGGCCAGGCGCGTCACGGCGGCATCCGTCAGGGCGAGCGCTGTCACGACGGCATCCGCGATAATCAGCGCGGCCCGCAGGTCTGCCCCTACCAGCACCACGACGACCGCGCCGAACGCCTCCCCGCTGGCGATGCTGGCCGGCAGGATGATGACCGCGCCGGGTATGACGGTCACAGCCCCGAACGCCTCCGCGCTGATGATGCCGCTGGGCAGGAGCGTCAGGGCCAGCAGGGGAGTCCCGAAGGCCTCCCCGCTGGCTATGCCATCGGGCAGAATCGTCACGGCCCCTGGCGTTACGGTAAGCTCGCCGAAGGCCTCTAGCGAAGCGATCCCCGTCGGCAGGATCACCACCACGCCGCCGGAGACGATTGCTGAGCCGAAGGCCTCCGCCGAGGGTATCGCGCCGGGCAGCAGCGTGACCGGGCCCGGCAGGACAGTATGGCCGCCGAACGCCTCCAGTGAGGCGATGCCGGTCGGGGAGATGGTCTGCGAACCCCCGCCCGCCGTGTATTCGATGTGGAGCTTGGGGGCGAAGGAGCTGCCGCTGTCATACTGTCTCCAGACGAAGCGATGTGTACCGGAGGTATTGTTGCCGGTCGGGAGAAGCTGGATCGCGGAGGGATCGTAGCTATCAGCTAATTCTTGGACTACCCCTACGATGGAGGGGCTGTTCTGCCATCCCGAAATGCTGCCGGGCGACCAGTTGGTGAAGGCGGCTGTTCTTGGCTTGCCGTCATAATCGGCACCATTGGTGGGCGCAGGGGGCGCAGCCGCATCCTCAGCAAACAAATCAACGTCAGGAGAACCAATCACACTATCCACATTGGGCGTGGCATAGGCCACATCAATCGTTGCGCCTGACAACCCGCTGATTCCGGTGAATCGCGCCCATCCATGCCTTTTGTAGCTCCAATAGCCGTGGTTCGCATACGATATAGTGTCTGTGAACCACGGCTGCTCGTTCCGCTCACCATCGTCCGCACTTACCCCCACCTGCTCATCAATCGTCACGTCCACCATCAGCGGGTAGACCGCGCCCTGCACGAACGACAGCGGTACGCGGTGAGAGACGTACCGGCTGTTCCCCTTCTTCTTGAACCGGAACGTTCCTAACTGTTCGTTCTCATCCGCGTCCCAGGAGCGCGGCAGGTTGAACCACCACAGCACGTCCCCGGCGCCGTTGCGGAACTCCACCAGGCCCTGCGTGTCCCTATCCTTGGCCTGGCCGCCCCGGCCCCACGGCTGGCCGTTGACGTAGGGCGTGACGCCGCTGGAGAAGGCGAACACGAAATTGAGCTCCAGCACCGGCCCGCCGCCGTCGATGATGAACTGGTCCACGGCCGGCAGGTCGGTCAGGGCGTCAATCGTCAGCAGCTTGGCCAGCCTCGCCGTCTGCGCCTGCCAGGACAGCGACCGCCCAGGCCCGTAGCCATCCGCCCAGGTCAGCGTGTCGTCGTCAACTGCGGCTTCCACCGCCTGGGGCATGGAGATTTGCTGTATCTGGTTCAGGTCGTTGCTGTACTGGAGCGCCATCGGCTGAAAGCGCACCCACTCAGAGCCGTTCCGGTACTCGATGACCTGTCCAGCATTAAGCGTAGACAGCGCCCGCATCTCGAAGCCCGCCTTGGTCATCTCCCAGTCCCACGGCGCGACGGACGGCTGGAGGGCGGTGTCGATCTCCTGGTCATCACCAGGCCCGTAGTGCAGCGGCCCGATGGCGCAGTCCAGAACGAAGCGCGGCCTGCCCTCCGGTGAGTCGGCTATCCGGTGCTTGATGTGGTTGCGCCCACGCCCGACGACGACGGCCCCCGGGTGCGTCGCCAGGACCTTGGCGCGGGCCTCGGCGGCTGGGTTAGCCACTCGCCCCCGGCTCCCCCACGGCCTCGCCCGACTCGATGCCCTGCGCCTGGATCACCTGCGCCAGCGCCGCCACCTCGGGCTCGCCCATCGCCGCCACCTGCCGCTCAGCGGCCTCCAGCACCGCCTTGCGGTCTCGCACGGCCACCAGCCGCCGCAGCTCCTCACGGACGGTGTCACGCTGTCCCTGTAGCCGCTGGTTCTCCGCGTCCAGCGCCTCCACGCTCATGCTCTCGTAGTCCTTTGTCATCGCTTCCTCCTCGGCGGATGCCTGATAACGGTAGGTGTCCCGAACTTCTCCTCCGACTTGACGCCGCCCGGCAGGGAGCGCCGCAGGTCGCGGCTCGATACCGCCTCCTTCGCCGCCTCCGCCTGTATGTCGGGGTTATTTGTCAGGCCGATGGGCGCGCCGGTGCGGATGAGGAGCGCCTGATCCGCGATCACCCGCTCCACCTTGGCGATCTCCTCGGCCGCCCGTGCCTTGATGGTGATGCCCCGTGCCAGGTCCAGCGCCGCCTCCCACGGCAGCGTCAGTACCAGTCGCCCATCGACGATGAACAGGACGCACGTCCCCTCCTGCCTGATCGCTAGCTTATGCCGCCTCACAGCTTGAAAATCTTGTCGGCGCCGGAGTCCCACTGGACGTCGATGTTGCCGCCGTTGGGCGTCACCGGCAGGCCCGTCGCGCTGTCGATGCAGGCGATGAGGCGCGACGTGCTCTCCACGGTGGAGTCGTAGTAGATTACGAGGTACTCCGACTGGTCACCCGTCACCGTCGACAGCGTGACATCGGCGGCGTCCGCGACGCCGAGCGTCACCGTCTTTGACGCGAACGCCCCGGACGTCGCCACCCGACCGCCAGCCGGTATGTCGTCCAGGTTGTCGTCCGTGTCGATGAGGAGGGTGTAGTCGGCCGAGTCCACCAGCACCACCTTGATAAGCTGCGTGTCCCAGTCGATTGAGCCGTCAAGGAACCCCTCGCGGCCCTTCCCGTATAGCGCGTTCGCCATAATCCGCTCCTTTCGCTACAGGTTCACCTTGTGCGTCATGCCGGGGGTAGCAATTCCGCCTAGATGAAGGCCGTGTACTCCAACCTCATCCCACAGAAGTACATAGCGTCGGTGTTCAAGTCGTCCCCGTGGCCGCTGTCCCTGGCGAACGCGAGCCGTATGATGTCCCCCGCCGCAACCGTCAGGCCCGTCGCGAACGTGTGGGTCGTGAGGACGCTGTTGCCGTGGGCCACGGTGGCGTTATCTACCACTTCCACCGCCTTTTTAACGGAATCTACGCCTGGCGTTACTGCCGATGCGCTAATCTGTATCCTGCGGTTGTCCACGTCGGGGCCTGGCCCCTCGTAGTACACCGTGAACTTCACGGTCCCGCTGCTCCAATCCGACGGCAGCGCAATCTTCGCAGTGAGTCCCTCGGCGGTGCCGTCGCCGTGGAGCTTCCAGACCCGCGTTCCCACGGCCCAAGTGCCTAAAGTAATGAGAGCGGGGTTGTCCAGCAAGTTCAGGAAGTCCTCGGGGGGCAACCACAGGTAGCGCGTCTTGGTGCTGTGGGTGTGGAGTCGGGCATCGTTGCCCGCCGCCGCCATCTGCGCGCTCGTCCCCAGCCGCCGCAGCGAGCCCGTCGCGGCGGCGGCATCCACCGCCATCGGGTCGGCCCCGCCCGGCTCGTGGCGTGCGTCGTGCTCCTCCGCCATCGCGTCGGCCCCGTCGATCCCCGCCTCCATGCGGTTCAGCTCGGCCGCGCTGATGCCCGGTGCCAACCCCTCAACCCATGTCGTCGGAGTAAATGCCATCTCGTACTCCTAGCTGAACGTGTCCGTCCGCTCGATCTGCAGCGACTCCAGGTTCGTCTTGGCCCGGCTGTAGAGCACCCGCGCCACCATCACGCCTTTGTTGGCCGTGGCCGTCGCGCCCACCCCGGCGAACCAGCCGATCTCCTCGATGGTGAAGCTGGTGGCCTCGAACGGCGCGATATACACCGTCGTCACCATGACGCCGGTCGCGCCCAATTCCTGCTTCGTAACCTGCTTGCGGAACTCCTCGACCCCCAGCGTCGTATCGCCCACCGCCGGGGCCGTGTTGTTCGAGCCGAGCGCGACGTACTTGATCTCAGAGTCCGCCCCGTCCAGCCCGTCGCGTATCAGGTTGAGCCCGACATTCGTGATGAGGTTGTCGAACTCCTCCACCTCCACGCGGCCGTCCCGATAGCGGGCGATGACGCGGATGCGGGCCCGCCACGATACGCCTTCCCGAACCCTCAGCATGGGTACATACTCGTAAGGGGATAGAGCGTTGTGGACGGCACGGGGCACGAGAGCACCGTCACCCCGGACGACTCGCCCCAACTCCACGCCTCGCTGAACGGGACGTAGATCGTCAGCACCTCATCGAGCCCGATGTTGATGAGGTCGACCCGGGGGGCCGCCAGCGAGAGCGCGTCGAAGAAGCGGGTCCACGACCCCAGCTCGGGCCCCTGGGCGGCGACGACCTCGTACCAGACGATATCCCCAGTCGTCGTCACGATGACCGACTCCACCAGCATCGCCACGTTGGTCAGGTCGAAGTTGGGAAGGTCGACCAAGAGGAGCTGGCCGGGCTCCAGGTCTACCCTGCTCTGCGATTCATGTGCCGTGCCGTACCACGTCCCGCCCGGCTGATCGCCGTCGGCGTAGTCGCCCGCCTCATCCGCCTCCTGCAGCATGGCGCCATCTACCCAGAAGTCGAACGTCCCCTGGCCCGCGCCGTTGACCCGCACCAGCATATAGGCGTGGGTGGCGCCGACCGGCACCTCCGCCGTCAGCGCCTTCTTCAGCCAGAAGGCGCCTACGCCCATGAAATCGAGGTTGACATCGGGGCCGACCTGGCTGCCGCCCGTATCGGCGTCGTAGAAGCGCAGGACGGCCCGCATATTCTTGCCCGAGGAGAGGGTGTAGAAGCTGAACGAGAACGTAACCTTCTCGCCCGCCGTAACCGCGAATCGCGTCCCATCCCGTTGCAGTAGTTGGACGCCGGAATAGCCCACGGCGGGGTTCGTCGTCACCTTCGCCGACCAGTTGCCGTGCTTCTTGGTGCTGCTGTCCCGAACGACGGTCGCGCCGCCCCAGGCGCCCCAACCAAGTAGGTCCGTCTCCACGCTCGGGTTATCCATCAGGTTGACGACCCGTGGGCTCTGAACCCGGAACGTGATGCGCTTGCCGATGTTGGCGAACTTCACCAGCTTGGCGTTCCCTATCTCGAACGCGATGTCCCGATTGTCCGCCTCCGGGTTCTGGGACACGTCATCCACGTAGCCCGTCCCGCCGCCCTCCCGCGTCTTGCGTCCCTCGATCTCGGCCTCATCGAAGGTGAGCGCGACGAGGGCGAACTGCCCCTGGTAGGTGACCTCCAGCGTGTCGCTGCTCGACAGGACGGTATCAAGGAGCTCCTGCGCGATCACCGGGTCGCCCTTGCCCCAGTAGAAGTTTTTCCCCGATTCCACCCCCTTGATCCCGACCGTCTTGGTGACGGTGTTCACCTTGACCGTCGGAACCTTCGCCAGCGGGAACCCCATCGCCCAGGCGCGCGCCTCCCCGTCCCCCTTGCGCGTCTCTACCTGCGCGTCGGTGATGTCCTGCCCGCCGCGCACGTACTGGCGGTTGCGGTACAGCGGGTTCCCGTGCTCAACCTTTATGGACCCGCGCCGGGCCCTCGTGTCGTCCAGGGTGAACGGTGCCGTCTGCGTCGTCCGCGCCTTGAAGTGCAGCACCTTGTCCTGGTCGATCCGCCACCAGAAATTCGCCCGCTCGGCCAGCGCATCCAGCACCTCCGACACGCGGATGTAGTTGAAGATCGCCCCCTTGATCGTGGGGCCGTCCTCGATCTCCACGTCGGAGACGGCGACCCCCTCCGGCTCCAGGTACGTGTCCTTCAAGTCCTTGACGATGTAGCCTGCCGTCTGGTTCTGGTAGGACTCCGCCGCCACCCTCTTGTCCGCCAGGTAGCAGTTATCAACGGCATCGATGCGGTAGGCATACTTGGCCGGGCCGACCGGCTGGAGTACGGGCTGCTCCAGGAACCCAGCGAACAGCGCCCTCCCGCCCTCCAGGACTTCGATCGGATGGCCCTTGGAGTAGAACGTAGCGGGGCTATCGGCCATCGGCAGTTCAAGGGAGCAGACGGCGCGCCCGCCCACCCGCCGCTCCACGGCGAGCGTCCCCTCGCTCATCTCGACCGCAGAGCCGTCGATCTTGACCGTGAGCGTCACCTAGATTCGCCTCCCAGTCCGCACGCGGAGCTCATCAACCATGCGCGGGGCCACCACCCGGGCGATCTGGCGGCCGTCCAGTTCCACCACGACGAGCAGGGGACGCCCCACAGTGGCCGTACCGCCCGCCACGGCCATAGCTGGCGTTGCGCCCATCACGCTCGCCCTGATGCCGACTGTCGCGCCCTCCAGCCCGGCCAGGGCACCCCCTATCCCCTTCTCGATGCCCGCCACCAACCCCTTGCCGATATCGATACCAGCCTGGGATGGCGAGCCCGGCCAGATGCTGCCGAGCGCACCCTTGATCGAGTCGTAGATGCCCTTGGCGAAGTCGTATACCTTGTTGTAGAGCCACTGCGCCCGCGCGCTGATGCCGTTCCACAGGCCCGTCACGATGTTCAGGCCCCAGTTCTTGGAGAAGCCGATGCCGCCCGTGATCTGCCCGGCGACGGTCGCCCCGAAGTCCCGCGCCAGGTAGTAAAGATTCCCAGCCCAACTGACGATGCCGTTCCAGATTTCAATGGCGATGGCCTGGCCCCAGCCCGCTATCCAGCCGAGCCCTGCAAAGAATGAGTTCTTTGTGTCTACCGCGAGCTGCCAGGCCGCGTTGTAAACCGTGGCGGCAACGCGGGCGATGCCCGTGCCGATCCCCTCAACCAGCGCGATCACCCTATCCTTCAGATCAGTGACGATGCCTAGCACGCGCTCCTTGACCTCCCCGAAGTGGGTGACGATGTAGAATAGTCCGCCGGCGGGCGGGAACAGGATGCCGAGCGCGACCGACACGATCTCCTTCCAGTGGTCCTTCAGGAAGCCGGCGAAGCTCGATATCACGCTGAGCGCCTTGTCCTTCAGGTCCGTGAAGAAGCCGACGACCGCATCCTTTAGGCCGGTGACGATGCCTAGCACTTTCTCCTTGACCTCCCCGAAGTGGGTGATGATGAAGAACAGCCCACCCGCCGGCGGGAAGAGGATGCCCAGGGCGACCTGCACGATCGTCTTCCAGTTGTCCTCCAAGAACTGCAGGACGTCAGCCCCGAAGCCCATGATCTTGTCGAGCAGATCGGTGAAGAAGCCAGGTATAGTTTCTGTGAAGAACGGGCCGACGGTATCGGTGAAGAAGGCGATGACCTCATCCCAGTGCTTAATCAGCTGAATGATCCCGTAGGCGAGCAGGGCGATGGCCGCGATGATGGCGATGATGGGAGCGTAGGCCACGAGCATTGCCGCCGCCAGCGCGATATGGGCGACGACATTCGCGATGGTGGCGACAGTCCAGGCGATGATACCCGGAACAAGGACAGCGATGATTGCGATGCCGACGGCCGCCAGAAACTCCTTGTTATCACGGAGGAAATTGAACACCTTGGCGATCGCAGGAAATACTTGATCGGTGAGGACATCACCGAGGAACTTCAGCGCGGGGATCAGCGTCGCGTCGAGGATGCCGCCGATGTCTTCCAGCGTCCCCACAATCGCTGGTCCGTGCTCCTTCCACCAATCCTTCAGGACGGGCAGCAGCGTGTCCTTGATGAAGGTGCTCACCGTAGCGATGGCATCGAGTACGACGGGGAGCACCTTGCGCCCCAGCTCGGTTAGCGTCACGTTCAGCTTGTTCTTGAGGATGTCCCACTGCCGCGCCGTCGTATCCTCCATAATGCCGAACGCCTCTTCCGCAGCGCCCGCCGAATTGGTTACAGCATCGAGGTCGGCGGCGGCGATCGCGGCATTCTCGCCGGTGAGCCCCAGAACCGCTTGCAGCGCCTCAACGGACCCGAAGGCCTTTCCCAACACCTCCTTGTTTCCGCCGGCGGCAACAGTCAATATCTCTAGGGCACCGGCGAAGCCTTCCGCCTTCAGTAGCGCCTCGCCGCTCTCGTAGCCCGTCTTGGCCAGCAGGGTCGCCATATCCGCCGTAGGCTTTGAGAGGGCGACCATCGCCTGCCGAACCTGCGTCATGGCGACGGAAGTCGGCGTACCGCCCTTCGTTAGAGTCGCGGTAGCACCCGCTACGTCCTCAATGCTGAGCCCAAGGGCGGCGGCCAGAGGTGCGGCCTGGAACATGTACGCCGACAGTTCCTCAATCGTGGTTCCGCCGCCCTTCATCGCGGCGAAGAGGACATCAGCCACTCTGCCGGCGTCAGACGCCTCTAGGCCGAAGGCGTTAACGACAGTAGTTAGGCCATCAGTGGCCGTCTCAAGATCCGTGACGCCGCCGATGGCCATCTTTGCGCCAGTGCGGAGGAAGTCGATAACGTTCTCGGGAGGCACCCCCTTGGAGATCGCCTGATACAGCGCGGGGATCATCTCGCTCGTGGCGATCCCCATCTCCTTCGACAAGCTCAGGATGTCATCGTTCAACTTATCCCAGGACTTCGCGGGGAAATCGCGGCCGAGCAGGGTATGAACCTCGGCCATCTGCTTCTCGAAGTCGATCGCCCCCAGCACGCCCTTGGTGATGGCGGCGCCCACGAGGGCGATGGCGGCGACGGCGGCCACGGCGCCGACGCGCTTGAGCGTCTGAAACGCCTTGTTCAGCCCGCCCGTCTTATCGGTGAGCCCCTGCATAGCGCGGCTCGCCTCGTCCCTCGCCTTGAGGACGATCGCTAGTTCAGCGGCGCCCGGCATTATTCCGTAGCCTCATCTTCTCTGCCTCTACCTCGAACACCCTGTCCACCATCGGGGACGACGGGACATCCATCTTGTTCTTGGCATCCTTGAGCATCTGTTTCGCGCGGGCGTAGGCCCGCATCTCCACGATCCGCAATGTCAGGGGCCCGTCCTGTCGCAGCGCCTCCTCCGGCGTACAACTGAACTCCTCGCAGATACGCGATATGAGCCATTCACGCGGGACATCAGCGCCCTCAACCCCCTCTAGCGCGAGATCGAGGGCGACGAACCTTTTTTTGCTGTTCCGGCGGTAGCTGCGCGAACGCCTTCTCGACGAGGTAGCCGATCTCATCGAACGACAGGGACCGAAGCACCCCATCGGGCGTCGGGTACGGGCGCTTGTCGGCATCAGTCCAGTTCCATTTGATGACGCTCCGCTCCAGGTAGACGGTGATGTCCTCCAGGATCGCCTTGATCTTCGGTGTATCCTCAGCCGTCAAGGTGCTGGGGATGTCACTGAACTTGAGCAGCGTCAGCGTCTCCTCGACCGAGGGCGAGCCCTTGAACTCGACCCACTCCCCCGCGTGCGGGTGATACTCCTCGCCGCCCACGACGACGGCGAAGTCGTCGGACGACACGCGCCGTAGCGGGACCTTCGTCTGCTTCACTTCGGGCATGGAGCCCTCCTTTCTAGTTCTCCGTCACGGCACCCGTGGGCTGCAGCTCCACCTCGAAGGCGATGAGTTCACCGCGCGTCGGCTTGCGGTCGTACCGTTTGATGACCGTCTCCACCGCGGAATCCTTCGTGCCGCCCCAGGTGAACTTGAGCGTCCGCGAGGTGGTGTTGCCGATGGCATTGAAGATGGCGTCCGGCCCCGTGGTGGCCTGGTCGTCATAGAAGCCGCCCAGCGTAACGGGGCTCACCTTGTTCACGCCGACCGCCGCCCACGCCTCATCAGCGTTGCCCGCCGCCGTGATCTCCTGCATGACCGCCTCGATGGAGAAGCCGTTGATGGTGGTGATGTAGGCGCTCATGTCCACCAGCGAATCGCTGGCGTTGTCGAACTCGATCTTGAGATCGCCGAACCCGTATTTGGCCATGCTCTACCTCCCGGAAATGGTCGGGCCCCCGGTTTTCCGGGGGCCCGCTACTGCCCGCTTGCTCGATCCGTTGCCGCTAATTCCGAATCAGCCCCGCCATGAACGTGACCGCCTGACCACTGCCCGCGCCGGTGAAGCCCCAATATATCGAGACATATTGTTCGATCTTTGCAGCGATCACTTTGCGTTCGGCGACTGGCGATGCTGTAACTGTTGTGAACGTTATCAACTGAACAAAGGTGATATTGTCATCGGAATCGCGGAGGCTTATGCCCACGCTGTCATAGCCGCCCAGCGTCAGGGCCGACACCGCCAGGTAGCCCGCGCCGCTGCGGCTGCTCACCCGTGCTGACGTGCCGCCTGTGCCGCCTACGGTCACGTTGACGGGGATCGTGAAGGTCGTGGGCGTCAGGACGGTGGCCACGTTGACGCCGTTGATGTCCGGTGTGCTGCCGCTGTGCCCCGCGATCAACACCGTGTCGCCCGTCAAGAGGCCATGCGCGGCGGCCGTGGTTATGACGGTCGGGTCAGCCACGCTTGAGGACGTGACGCTGACCGCATCGGCCTGCGCGCCGCCATCTACTGCATTGCTATCGGTGTCGCCGCTGGCCGCGGTCTCCTCCGTGTGGGCGTGGACGATCTTGCCCTCCTCGACCCCGGCGTTCGCCTTATACTCCGCGTTGGCCCGGTGGAAGGCGCCGCGGCTGGCGATGCGGTGGTAAATGTGCTGGACGGCACCCTTGAAGGCGATGAACGCCTGACCGATCGTGTTGCCCTCCAGGCCATAGACCAGCGGCCGCTCGGCCAGCCCCACCATCGCGTCATTGCTCTTGTCGGCGTCGTCGTCGAAAAAGCCCTCCTGGGTGATGCTGGCGCCCTTGAGGCCGGTGGCGGCGTGCTCCTCATCGGCGACGCCGAGGACGGTCGTCTCCTCCGTCTCCGCCTCCCGCTTGATGTCCAGCGTGGTCGTGGTGCCGAGCAGGTCGTACCCGCCGGACAGGAGGAACCCGACGTCCGCGCTGCCTCTACGTGTCATGGTTCACCTCCTCCGGCTTCACATAGGTGATTAAGATGCTGTAGCGGTCCGTGGGCTCCCACATCTCATAGCCGTCAACCGGCTTCCCGCGCCGCAGGTGAGCCCTCTCCGTCGCGCCCACAAGCCGCACACGGCCAGATGCGAGGTCGCCAGCGAGCCCGCGCAAGTCGTCAGCCACCTTGATTTGGGCCTCCTCAAGCGTCGCCATCGCTCACCTCCGTCACCTTGATACTGAGAGGCTTCCACTCGCTCGGCTCGGCGAGGCCAGCCCGCGTTCTGTATTCGAGAAGGCCAACCGCCACATTTAGCCGCTCGGTGATTTCCCCCGGAGGTAGTGTTGGGTCCACTTGCCGTATCGCCGCCACGGCCTCCTCCTCGCCCCGCAGTTCAACCGATAGGTTTGTCGTCTTTGGCATCGCTTACCTCCGTCTCGCCGCCGTCGTCCACGGCCTCGATCGCCCCGCGCGCCAGCAGCCCTGGAACGCTCACCGCCGGGATATCGTTCACCACCACGCCCACGTCCACGACCTTCATCCGCCGCTCCTCGAACGGCACCCTCTCGCCCGCCAGGAGCCGCCGGATCACCTTCGGGTCCGTGGGGTACGACAGGCCCCTCAGGACGCGGTATCGTTTCCTAGTCGGCATGATGTCCTCCTACGGCACTTTCACCAGAAACGTAAAGTAGAAATCCTGGACGGTGTATTTGTCCATGCTGCCGGTGTGGTCCCACCGGATCTCGGCGAGTTCCGCGTGGCCGTTCAGCGTCGCCTCCGTCTTGAAGGCGGCGATGAGGGCGGCACGGAAGGCGGTCACCAGCGCGGCCGCCCGCCCATAATCCGCATCGTGAACGTATACCCGCGCCCTCTCCACCTCCGGCCCCTCGATGATGGCGGCGCCGCCGGCCGTGTAGCCAAAGGCACCCGCCGGGCCGAACATGACGAAACAGGGGTCGTCCTCGATCGTCGGCGGCGGGTCCGCGTAGACGCGCTTGATGCTCATGTCGGCGGGGCTGGTGATCGACAGGCCCCCCAGCACCGTCTTGATGCGGTCGCGGGCGTCGGCGTAGGCCATCTATCGGCCCCACTCGCGCTCGATCATCCTGCATACCTCATCGATGAGCTTTGGTATCTCCCGTCGCAGGTCCTTCTCAGTTTTCTCCAGAAACTGCACACCCTTCGTCCCCCGCTGGGCAATCAATCTCTGAATGGCGCGGGGATCGCCAGGGTAGTCGTGAGACTTCAGCCAGCGCCTTAGCGCCTTGAAGGATGGAGGCTTACCCGGACGGCGACCACGGTTGATCGTTTCCGCTAAGTTCGCCATCGATGAGCGGCTCCCGAAACCCCGCCCCACGAAGCCTATGTGCGTCTCCATCTGCAACGGCCGCGCCTCTCCCCTGATATCGAACTCCACGCCCTCCGCCAGTGTGCCCTTGTCCACCGGGTGCGGCTTGGCGTATTTCGCCATCCGCGCCTGACCGAATGTGCCAACCTTCTCGAAGAATGGACGGATACCAGATGGCAGGTGGCGGAGCTTCTTCTCCAGTTTGATAAGCCCCACCACTTTCACCTCCATCTGCGACATCAGGCCCTCATAGCGCCAGCAGCGCCGCCAAGATAATGCCCAACATCGCCAGGACGGCGGCCTGCGTCCGCATGACCCACATCAGGCGCTCATCGCTCACCGCCTGCCGTAGCCGAATGTGCCTGATCGCCCTCCAGACATCCTCGTGGGAGTTGATCGGCTGATCTGGGCCAGGGTTATCCTTGTATCTCGCTAGCGGGTTCATTTAGGCGAACAGCTCCTTCCGCCCGTACTGCAGCATCGCGTCGTACAGCAGCTTCGGCAGGCGGTCGTCCATACTGATCGCGCTCTCGATGTTCGCCATCTGAAGCGTGGCCCCCGATATCTGCAGCTCGTGAATCTGGCGGGTGATGCCGACCGTCAACTCCGCGATCATCTCCGGCACCGAGGGCCAGCCGAAGATCGCCGTCACCTCCACGGAGTTAAGCGCATCCGTCCATTTCACCAGCCGCCCGTTATTCGGCATGATGTCCAGCCATCGATACGGCTCGGGCTCATCGCCCTTGTCCGCGTTGGCCGGCCCGACCCAATAGTGCGTTCCCTTCGTCAGCGTCTCCTCCGCCTCGTCGAAGTCATGATCGCCGTCCAGGTCTACCTTGACGACCAGCCCCGTCAGGTCGGCCACATCGTTGATGAGGAGCCGCGTCCCAACCCTGACGGCATCGGACCCGTTGAGTAGCCGCGCCACGGCCGAGGCGTCCTTCGTAAAGAACCGCCCGCACTTGTGGCGGATGAAGCGCGAGGCCGCCTTCAGTTGGGGCAGGAGTATCGCATCATCACTCGTATCGCTCTTATCAACCCGGGCGCGGTACTCCTCAGTCGTGGCGTAGGGATCTATGACGGCCATGCGCTATCCCTTCCTGGCCCGCCTGCGCCGCTTCGGCTTCGGCGGCTCCTCCGGCTCCGCTGGCAGCGGTTCCTCGGTCGGTGCCTCCTCCGGCGCGATCTTGGCCCGCAGCTTCGGCCTCAGCCCGTACCGCTCCACCGCCGCCTCCGGCACCTCGCAGCCCTCGCCCGCCAGCAGGAACGCCGCAGCCGGGCTGTCCTCGGGCACGATCTCACTCTCGTCCGCGTTGACGTACAGCCGTTGTTTCGCTATGAATGGTTCATTCGCCATCTTGCTGCCCTCCAGGTAGCTGAACTTGAGCCCCATCAGCTCGCCTTGGCGATGCCGACCACCGTCGCCGTGCCGTGTGTGTCCGCGACCGCCGCCTTGATTTTGATGCGGTAGTACCGATACGGCGCCTGGGCCACGGCATAGGTGCCGGTCGCGCCGGCCGCCACCGTCGCCTCCGACTGGACGACCTGCTCATCGCTGTAATCGGAGGCGTTGGCCCCATAGACAGTCCACTTCAGGTCGTTGGTGACTACCGTGATCGTGTAGGCGAGCGACAGCCACGGCCCAGTGTCAATGGGGGCGAGCGCCACGTAGGAGTTGGTCGATAGCAGCCCCGTCGGCGCTACCGTCTCAAAGTTGTTCGTCGTTACCGCCATCGCCGCCCCCTTACGTCTGGACCAGCTCGATAATGACGGGTGTATCGTTCAGGGCCGAGTTGAGGTCGACCGTGTTCTTCTCCAGGTCCGTCGCATCGAAGACGATGGCAGGGGCGGTCCCCTCAATCGTGCTTCCCAGGAATGCGGAGATCACGGTGTTGCGGGCCAGGCGATGCCCGATGCCGATCACGTCCCCGAACCCGATGGCGGTGGTGGCCGCGGTCCCATCGTGCGCGGGGAGGTCAACCTGCGTCACCGTCTTGAACGCCTTGACACCCGCTACCGTGCCCGGCGTGTCCACGGTGAAAGCGGGCAGCGTCTCAGTAACCGCCTCACCCTTCGCGCCCAGGCCCGCGATCACGACCTGAATCGCCCCGATATCGCCCCCCGTGCCGCCCGCCGTGGCCGTAATCCTGCGACCGCGATCAAGCGGGTTGATGCCTGTAGTGATGACCTGCTGCGAGCCCGTGTCCGTGACAGCGGCCAGTATCGCCCCCGTGCCCAGGGCCGCCGCCCCGTAGACATCGGCGAGGACATTCTGCCGCACCCCCTCGATGACGACACCGCCCTCGATGATGGCGGAGCGCACCAGCGCCCCGACGAACGCGAGGAACATCCCCAGCGTGAGCGCCTTAATCAGCTTGCTCATATCC